AGATTAATCTTTGCCATTAATTATATCCTAAAGCTTCATCGGTATTGATACCCTCTGGATCTGCCAATATATCAATCCTATCTACTTTTGTAACATTAGGAGTATCATTTAAAAAATAAGGTTTAACTTGATTTATATTATAAGAAGAAACATATTCTTTTTGTTGAACATTATTGTTTCCAGAAATAAGATAATAAAATTTATATGTAGCCATAATTATGTTTGTGGAAAACTTCCACCCCTTCCATCTTGTTGTATATCTACTCTAAATATTCCGTAGCGCCAGTTATCATCAATAGCATCACTATCTATCTTAATACTAGCAAGTCTTGCTCTAGCGCGAGTATCTACTTTATCAGTTGATGTATCTATTGTAAACGGTCCAATAAACGTCTCCCCTTTAGCAGTTGTTGTATCTGCAGGATATGCTCTTAAGTAAATTGTAACATCTGCACTTCCTTCTAAGTTTTTAAAGTCTGGAATAAATCTTCTAATTTTTAAAAAGTATTCTCCATTACCTTCAACCTCTAATTCAAAATCCCCTGATCTTATAAAACAAGCTATAGCGTTTGTTGTAGTTCCTCCTGTATTTATGATTTCATTTTTACCTATTTCTTGAATGAAATAATAAGAAGCTCCTGCTGTTGCACCATTAATAGTTGGAACTGTTGGAACTAAAGAAGTTTCATATTTAGTAGCGTATGGAAATTTAAATACTTTAGCATCTTCATATGTTGTTCTTGCTAGATTACCTGTTGTCCAAGTACCATCATCATAGTTTAATGAAACTAATCTATCTATATTTGTAGATCCATCCTTACAATAAAACCAATTAATTTCTGTATATAAAGTATTTAGTCCAGCATATACTTGTGAACCTTGTGCAAAATTAATTCCTAAATTATCACTTCCTAAAGTAGTAAATATAAAGTCTTCAACTAAACAAGGTATGTCATTAACTGTTCCGTCAAATTTAAAGAATCCTCCAGAATCACCCATCCAGAAAACAGCTCCGTTAATGAACACTAAAGCATGTTTACCAATAAGACCACAGTTAGATCCTACTTTTCTTATACTGAAAGTATAAGGAGGGCCTACAAACTGAATTGTATAAGCTGCAGTGTCTGTAACAACTAATATATAATCTTTTGCTCTAACAGCACCTATAATTGTTGTACCATCATCTAATCTAAACGTACCTGCTGTATTTGTAGAAGTTGGTTCATATAATTCAATATCTTCTTGATCAGAAAATCTTATAAACATTGGATCTTGAGTTGAAGGATTACCAATAGTTGTTTCTGTACCAAGGTGAATTAAATGTCTATCTCTATCTGATACGATTGTTTGAATAGTAGCTGTTGGGTTATTTGGAATTAAAGATGCTCTAGTTGCAGTTCCAGTTCCGCCTGCAGGTAACCATTTATATGTTTTACCATTTCTAATAGTTGCAATTAAATCTTCTCCAAAGTTATCTAATGACCAGTCTGCAGCCTCAATGGTTGCATTGGAAGTTGTTCTAGGTGTTCCCCAAGTAGATAATCCCCATGTACCTGTTCCCCATCCATAACCTAATGATGCAACTAATGGACCTGGATTAACATAAGGTGTCATTGTCGCTGATCCTTGAGCTGACATTCCTGTTCCAGCTTCATTAACTGCCATTGTTATTGTAAAGGTACCACTTGTAGGAGTTGAAATAACTTCAAATGTATTTGTTGTAAAATCTGCTGCGACAAAACTAGTTACTCCACCACCTGGTAAAGTAATAGCACTAAATAAAATATATTCTCCAACTTCTAAATTATGTGAAGCTTTATTAACAGTAACTGTTGCTGATCCTGTTGTAGATGTAAATGTACATGCTAATAACTCTCTATCTGTATCTAAGGGTGTAATATCATATAAAGAATCTGCATCATAAATATATAAACATTTATTAGTTCCGAGAGCCGCGTAACGTCTGCCAGTTAAATCGGTCCACGACCATTGTGCTCTTGCAGCGCCAGCAATTAACTTATCTGTAATCTGTTGCCAACCACCAATCTTTTCAGGTGATCCATATCTGAATCTAACGTTATTGCCATCAATCCATTCACCCATAGCTTGTGAAGCCGTGGCTTGTTTATTAAACCCTGGTTTTAATGGTATCTTAACTAAAGGCATATTCGGTATTTTATACTAAAATACCTCACTAGTAAATTAAGAGCCTAATTTCTTCCACGTTGTAGGACTTGGTATATTGTGCTCTGATTTAATATTTGGTTTCATTGTAAGCATAATATCGCCTGAAATTGATATTCTAGGTTTATCTGTAGTGTTTTGTTGAGTTTCATGAAACAACATACTTGGGAATACAATTAAGTTTCCTGTTTTAGCTGGGTATATTGCACTTGAATAATTTACTTCTGTAAACTTCTTAAAGTATTCTTTTCTTACTGGAATGTTTAAACCAGTTTTAGATACATCATCATCTTGAAACACTAAATCACCTTGTTCTTCAGCATAAGGATAATAAACAAAACTATAATGAGAAGACATGTGTCTATGTGAATGAATATACTGTTCTTTAATAGTATAAGTCGCCCAAGCTTTAGTTATATAAATATCAAGCAAATCTAAATTAAGATGTTGCATTTCTAATGCTTCAACTATCTTTGGTTGAATTGCATCAAATAACTTTTGAAATCTTTCATCATGATGAATACCATCATCTATAGATTGTAATTCATTTGGTTTAATATCCGTGGTCCGTGAGTACTGGCTATTGGTTGGTGTAACTTCTTTATTAATTAACGGAACAAGGTCCTTGTTAATTTCTTCAAAATTATCTAATGCTGTAATATAAATAGCTTTACCAAACCACTTGGATATATTGCTCATTATGTATGAATATACTTTATTTAAATAAAGTCAATTAAGAAACTCTTAGGAATCTGTATTGTATTTCACCGTTTCCACCACTATTACCAGAAGAACGAAACCCTGGTACTTGAGCTCCTCCACCTCCACCGCCTGATCCTCTGTTACCTGCTCCTGCTTGTGCTGAAGATCCTTGTGGTGATCCTGCTCCTCCTGCAATATTTCCTGCATAAGATGCTCCACCGTTACCTCCACCTATTTGACAGTTATCTCCTCCGCAGTTTCCAGGATTAGTTCCAGCAGCACCATTACCATTTTGATTAAATGATCCAACGGGTCCTCCTGTACAAGTTGTAACACTTACAACAACACCAGATTGATTAAATGATCCAGAAGTAATTACAGTTCCAGATATAGTACCACTTCCTGCAGTTCCAGCAACATTTGTTCTAAGAGGTCCTTGAACACCACCACCGAATCCAGATGATCCACCACCACCTGTTAATGAAAATATACTTCCTGTTGTAGATCCTGATAATGAAGTTGTATTACCATTACCCGCAGTTTGATTATATCCAGGACTATTATCAGCAGCACCTAATGTTCCTGCATTTAATGTTAAAGTTTCACCTGCTATAACTGAAAATATTTTATCTGATATATAAGCACCTGATCCACCACCAGCTCCTGCAGATTCTCCACCAGCCTTATCATAATCTGCTCCATTAACACCACCGCCTCCGCCTCCAACAGCTGCTTGAACGTGAATAGCATTAGCACCTTGTGGTACTACAGTTGTTGTAGATGTTCCTGTGACTGTTACAAAAGATGTTGCTTGAAATGCAATAAATACTGTTTCCCAAGTTCCAGATACATTAGCATATGCTTCATCAACAGATTTCCATGTACCAGCTACATTTCCTGAGATATCTGTAACTGTTTTAAATGTGCCCGAAACATTTGCTGAAGTTACGGCCATGATTAATTATGCTGTATATTTAAACCAAAGATCTCCATCTGATCCGCCTGCTGGATTAGATGTACTAATTGTAAATTTTCTTGAAAGTTTAGCTGCTGTTACTGCATCATCTGCTAATGAAGATGTTGTAACTTGGTTTGCAGATATTTTAGATGTAACAATTGCAAAGTCTGCTATTTTAGCAGTAGTGACTTGGTTTGCAGATATCTTAGATGAAATAATTGCGTTATCTTCTATTTGTGTTGATGAAACAGATCCACCAATATTATCTAAAGATACTTCAAGTACATTAGTTCCATTTGAATAAGCAAAATAATTTAAACCACTTGTTAAATCAAGACCTGTTCCTGATACTGTTTTAAATGTTAATGTAAAACCAGCGTGTGTTGTAGAATCTTTTAATAAATAAAACTTTTCAATACCATCAGGAATTGTAATAGTAGAGTTAGCTGATAAAGTTCCTGTAAATTCAAGAACCATATTTCTAGCATTGGAAACT